CTATCTCAGCTCTGTACGAGCGTGGTCTTGTCAAGCATGTTGCTAACCCTGTCAACGGGGCTAACCTGAACGAGCTTGAGCAACAAATGAGAGTCTGGGAACCCCTAGGCAGCATAGGTTCGCCTGACCGTCTTGATGCACTTGTCTGGTGTTTAACAGACCTTATGTTGAACGGATACAGCAAGCCCCAGCTAAGTCTGGTTTATTCTAACTCGAAAGGGCTTTCCAGATGAAGTACTGCCCAGAGTGTGACACGGATAAACCACTTGACACGTTCTCTAAGAACGCAAGTCGGTATGACGGGTTACAAAGCCACTGCAAAGGTTGTAGGGCATCTCGTCGTAAAGCGGATTATGCCAAGAATAAAGAGAGAGAGCTACTTGTAAATAGCATTTGGGCTAAAGAAAACCCTGATGCTGTGAAAGATAAAGCTCGGCGGCACAGACAAAGTGAACATGGTTACGCTTATTACAACGCCAAGAATGCAAAAAGGCGCGCTACCAAACTTAGTGCAACTCCTGTGTGGCTCACCCTAGAGCAAGAAGCTGACATCAAGTCGATGTATGCCCTAGCTAAAAAGTTTGAGGTTCTCTTTGGTACTGAATACCATGTTGACCACATCGTACCACTAGCTGGGGAGACGGTGTGTGGACTCCACGTCCCTTGGAACCTACAACTGCTGCCAGCCAGCTTAAATACGTCAAAAGGCAACAGACACAATGGTCCAGAAACTTTCAGAGAGCCAAGCTAAAACCACTCTAGGTGTCGCTGGCGATAACACTTACAATGGTCAAATCCGTGCTGACGAGTTCCTCCCTGAACTTCGTGGTAAGAAGGCTATCCGTAAGTATCGTGAGATGCGTGATAATGATTCTACGGTGGGTGCAGTCATGTACGCCGTTGAGCAAATCCTTCGTGATGTTGACCTTCACGTTAAAGCTGCTAACGACACACCTGCTGCCCAAGTCGAGAAAGAGTTCGTCGAGAGTGTCCTGCATGACATGGACCACACACTTGATGACCACATCGCTGAGGCACTAGGTTTTCTGTCGTATGGGTTCGGTTGGTTCGAGGTCGTCTACAAGCGTAGAGTTGGCCCCACTAGCCGTAGCGAAAAGAAGCGTTCTAAGTTCACTGATGGTCGTATTGGTGTCCGTAAGGTTGCCTCTCGTGCGCCTTGGACAGTTAGCAAGTTTGATGTGGACACAAAGACAGGTGAGGTTCTTGGGGTAGAGCAAGACGTAGGCTTTATGAATGGCCGTAACTACATCCCCACTAACAAGTCCCTATACTACCGCACTACCAGCTTGAATGGTGACCCCTCTGGTCGTTCCATCCTGCGTAATGCTTACACCTCCTACGAATACCTGAACAACCTACAGGCCATTGAGGCTATCGCTGTTGAGCGTGAACTTGCTGGTATCCCAGTTGCTCGTATTCCCTCGGAGTATCTGTCAGGTGACGCTTCCGCTGCTCAGTCAGGTTTCGTTAGTAACCTACAGCAAATCCTGCGTGATGTAAAGTTCAACGAACAGGGCTACATTATCCTCCCAAGTGACGCATACCCTGATAAGGATGGTGCGCCTAGTAACGTCCGATTGGTAGACATCGAACTTATGTCGTCCAACGGGAGCCGGAACATTGACATTAATCCCATCATTAATCGTTATCAGCATGACATCGCTCGTTCTATGCTGTCTGAGTTTCTTCTTCTTGGCACATCAGGTGGCTCTTACGCCCTGTCCAAGTCGAAGACAGACCTGTTCCTCCGTGCGCTTGAGAGCTACATCCAAGCAATCGTAGATGTTCTCAACAAGCAGTTGGTAGAGCGTCTGTGGGAGTTGAACGGTCTGAACTATGATCTGATGCCTACCATTGTCGCTGGTGATGTTGCACCACACGATCTTCGTGAGATTGCCTCGTTCCTTCGTAACCTTAATGGTGCAGGTATTGATGTGTCGTCTCATCCAGAAGTCATCAGTGACCTTATGGGTATTGCTGAATTAAACTACGATCCTGAAGCTGGTGTTCAGTCCACACAGGAACTTACACAACAGGAAGATAACTAATCATGGCTACTCTTGATAACCGAGTGTTTGACAACGGCCTGACCGTTCTTGACACAGAAGCTAACAAAATCCTCATTACCTCGCAAGAGGCTACAACCTTCACTGAGGCCAATGCTACCTATGCCTTGGGCAACAGCACAAGCCTGTCCATCGGTGCGCCCGCAGATCGCGCTGGCGGTGGTCGTGAGGTTGTCGTGGCTGCTATCTATGACGGCTCAGTCACAGGCACTGGCACTGCAACCCACTACGCCATTGTGGACACTGTGAACAGCCGCCTGCTGGCAACAAGCACCCTGACAGCATCGCAGTCTGTCACATCGGGCAACACGTTCACACTGTCGTCTGTCGCCATCGGAATCCCTGATCCTGCTTAAAGGTTAACTAAACAATGGTCACTCTCGTAAATAGAGCAAAAGTATCCACTGCTACAACTGGCACTGGCACAATCACGCTTGGCTCTGCTAAGAGTGGCTACCAGACCTTTGCTGATGCTGGCGTGGTTGACGCTGATGTGGTTCGCTACGTCATTGAAGATGGCGTATCTTGGGAGATTGGTTCGGGCACATACACGGCCTCTGGGACCACCCTTACACGCACTGTCCTTGAGAGTTCCAATGCTGACGTAGCTATCAACCTGTCAGGCTCTGCGGTGGTGTATGTGTCGGTAGCGGCGGATGATCTACAGAGTGCCATAGGGTTTTCCGACAGCCAGACTGCCACTACGTCTAGCACTGCGTCTACAGTCATCGCTACCTACGCCACAACCGCGTATAACGCAGCTAAGATTGTTGTTGTGGCTGACAACGGCACAGACCGCACGGTAAGCGAGCTGCTCGTTACGTGGAAGGGGGCCACGGCCTATGCGACTGAGTATGCCGTCGTAAATACGGGTACGGCTTCTTTGGCAAGTTATGACGTAGATGTATCCGGTGGGAACTTCCGTATCGTTGTCACTGCAGCTTCTTCTACATCGACCAACTACACGGTAAAGGCGATCGTGCTATAACCAGCCTAACTAGGGGAGAGTGAACCTATGGCTAACGACAAAGATTTTCGTGTCAAGAACGGCTTGCAGCTGGGCGGCAGCTTGGTGGAAGCGGTTGGAACGATCACAGGCACAACTCTTGACCTGACTTCTGGTAACGTGTTCAGCTACACACCTACGGCGGAAACTACGTTTGTGTTTAGCAACCCCCCTACGACGGGTACTGCCCTCGGATTTACGCTTGAGCTCAATGGTGAATTTATTGATGGCGGCTATGACCTAGCTAATGCAGAGCCACCTGCTCATGGGGCGTTCAGTGTTGCTGCTCAAGAAAAAACTCCAACTGGCGTGTTCTTCAAACCTGATGGCACTAAGATGTATGTTATTGGGTCTAGTGGGGATGATGTTAATGAGTACGACCTAAGCACCGCTTGGGATATCACTACGGCTAGTTACCTTCAGAACTTCAGTGTTGCTGCTCAAGAAACATCTCCAACCGGCATCTTCTTCAAACCTGATGGCCTAAAAATGTACGTTATTGGGTATATTGGAGATGATGTAAATGAGTATGATTTAAGCACCGCTTGGGATGTTTCTTCTGCTTCTTACTTACAGAACTTCAGTGTTTTCGCTCAAGAAACAGCTCCAACCGGCGTGTTCTTCAAACCTGATGGCCTAAAAATGTACGTTATTGGGTATATTGAAGACGATGTTAACGAGTATGACCTAAGCACAGCTTGGGATGTAAGCACTGCGTCTTACTTACAGAACTTCAGCGTAGCTGCTCAAGACACATCTCCACAAGGTATCTTCTTCAAACCCGATGGCACTAAGATGTACGTTATTGGGAATACTGGAGATGATGTAAACGAATACGACCTAAGCACAGCTTGGGATATAACTTCAGCTTCTTACTTACAGAACTTCAGTGTTTCCGCTCAAGAAGCAGCTCCGACCGACGTGTTCTTCAAACCCGATGGCACAAAGATGTATGTTATTGGGCAATCAGGAGACGCAATATGGCAATACTCCACAGGCTTTGTCGGAGATGCGACCTTCACATACCCTGCGTCTGTCGAGTGGCCAGCAGGTACACCCCCTACCTCCCCTGCTGACGGTGAGACAGACCTACTGACATTCCTCACGCAAGATGGCGGCACAACTTACTACGGACGCTTGATAGGCGACAACTTCAGCTAAATAGGAGCATTAAATGCACGTTAAGATCACAAACGACCAGCCCGTAGAATTTCCCTACACAATCGGGCAATTTCGTCGTGACCACCCTGAGACTAGCTTTCCTCGCATCATT